CGAATTCACCATCTGATAAACGTGCTGGAATACTGTCGGAGATTCCAGAACCCGGACCCGTGATTTCACCACCACCGTGCAATGTTACGATTCCGCCCTTGGCTGCCCCTGCGATAGGTTGGCCATACATGCTTCCAAGATATTTGTTGGCTTCGTCCAAACTAGTTCCTGTAATACCAGCCAAGGTCGCAGCGTCAGTGGACGGTACTATTCCCGCCTGGGCCATTAACTGTTGTCCTTCTGGCGTATTCTTTCGTGTCGCGGGATCTAGCTCTAGAAACCGGTCATACGCAGCACGTTGTGGATCAGTCAAAGCTCGCTGCTGCTCCGGTGTCAATTCTTCTTGATCATCAGACAGGAGATAAGTAAGACCGGCCAAGGCAATTGGAATACCATATTCCCCAGCCTTACCCAGAAGCCATTCTTCACTGAACGCTTCTGGTTTGACTTCGGCAGCCGGGCCAAGATGAGCGACAAACTCACCATCGATATAGAGGAGCCTCTCGTCATCAAGATCTACTATTTTTGAGCCTCCTCCCGGCACCGCACCCTCGGCAGTTGTTATTGGAACGCCTCCTGTTAGAGCGCCTCTGTCATATTGTGCGCGGCGCAGAGGCGAATACGCCTTTCGTCCCATTTCCGGGTCAGTGCCTATTTCCGGGTCAGTGCCTAGATTCGACCGATTGAGGACGAGTTTATATGGGTCCTCTAAAGCAGCCCCGGCAATTCCTTGATTTGAGTATCCCAGGCTACCCATCTTCTGGGGACCAACATCAAACCCAGAGCGCACAGCTCGTTCTTGAGCAAATAAGCTATCGGGGGCGCCGAGACCACGACTCCCACTAGCGACAGAGTCAGAGCTATAGGTGGGGAGAGTGGGTGCGGGTAACGCCCCTGTTGTAATGGCAGGCGGGGCACCGCCGAAATTACGACCAGCAAAGCTTGGGAGTGAGGGAATCCCTGCCGCTGGCACACGTCCAAAGTTACGACCGGCAAATGGTGACACAGCAGGTGGCGGAGTGAATAGAGTGCTGGGACTGGAGCCGCCCCATCCTCCTGCTATTCCAGCGCCTCTTCCCGCGGGTAGTGAGCCTATTCCGCCGAACATATCTGACACTTGCCCGAAAGGAGCCATAAGTCCTTCTTGGACGTTTGTAAAAAAGTCTCCAGCGCCTGTAAATCCTCGTGTCAGGGCACCTAATCCGTAAGACATCCCCACATTTTTAAGAACATCTCCCCATGAGCCGCCCTGCAATTTCGTGACAAGACCTGAAGCGACCATTCCACCAAGCGGACCGCCCAAGACGTTGCCGACTATCGGAGCAACAACAGGAAGTACTTTTTTGAATACCTTTTTGACGGCTTTGAATATCGAGGAGAAAAAGAATTCCGGCTGCCCAGTTATGGGGTTTATGGAATTAAGGCTGTTACCAACAACATAACGATTGGGGTCCCTAATCCCCATCATCCGCATTTGACCTAATAGCTCATCCTTAAGACCAGGATTCGCGTCGAGGATTTCTGCCGGGACAATGGTTTCTCCCTCTGAAGCATGGACCATGTACGAGTCGCCATACCGCCCAAGTGTAGCCAAGCCATTGGCAAGAGCCGCTGCCGTGGGTTTTCCATTTAATTTTGGTGATGGGTATGGCATCAAAACACCTCAATCAAGTTATTTCTAAATAACTGCCAATTACATGCAATCTGTTTGCATTCGCTGCGGTTACTTTCAACACTTCGGATTCTTGAATAACCAAAGGCTGTGTCAAAAGCTCAACCGTTCCATTTGCCACCGTTGCCTTTACATTATAAAGCACAAACACCGCCGAAGCAGAATCAGTTACAGTAACTGTTATAGTGGACGTCGATCCACTATCATCAGCTACTACCAGAGACCTAAAAATAGCGGTTGTTGCTGCGGGAGCCGTATAAAGCGTTGTTACAGAAGTAGAGGTTAAATCTACTTTAGCGTTTTTATAGAAGCTAGCCATTTTAGGTCATAAACCACGTTACCGCGGCATTCTCATCCTTTCCCTCCACTTGGAGAGGAAGCTCTGTTTTGGTCAAGGAAATCTCGATATCCCTCAATACCCGCTGCCAGACATCAGAATTATACTCCAAGGGAGCGTCAGGAAAGCTATGATCGAGTAATCTAGCCATTATCTCGTACCGTCCGGGCGAATATCCATGCGAAGATCGCCCGTGGTCCACGCTATGTCTGTCTCGCTGCTTTCAATACGTATTACAGCTTGCCGCGATCGAGCGCGCACAAAAGACTGTTGCGTGGTAGCGCTGACAGAACTGGTGGAATTGGTTGCCAGGGAATCGCCAGGAAAGTCTCGCGTCTTCAGAACATAATTAACGGTGGAATCCGTCCCTGCTATATCGATGTCCGGGATAATCCTGTTAACGAACATGAAGTTGTTGCCGTCACCCAGATCGAAATCCGATGATTCGATATAAGAAGACATGGCCGAGCCATCATCATTCTCACCAAGCTCATGAATAAACACGGCATTTGCGCTATCCGATAAGCCGCACGCCCTTGGCCGTGTGTGGACAGTATGATCAACCCAGGCGGTTCTTACGAGGGATCCAATATCCCATGTCCCCTCCACATAATTAAACTTAACGTAGCGATCTATTTCTGTCGCATCCGAGGACACATAGAACCAAAGAACCTCATCGAAAATCTTATTTGAGGCCGCAAAGAATTTATCCGATTGGTCCAGGTTTACGTCATCAAATAAATAACGAAGCACGGTACAGGGTATAACTTGGACGTTTCCTGCATAGACATAGAAGTTTTCCGTGTCCATCCAGAACATTCTGTCCCCTACAGCTACAACGGAATTTGGGCTAATTATGGAAATATTGCTTGCCAGAAGAGAAAACCCAAAAGTGAGCGGGGGACCTGTAAAGCGCATGGCATGCAAATTCGCATCCGTCCATACGATAATTTCCTGGCGCCCTTTCATGGCGGTAATAATTTCTGACCCAGAGGATAGGCGCTGACCACCCGCTGTATTCGTGGCTGACGGAGTCCAGTCAAACGGACTTTCCTGATCGCACCACCTGATTTGCAGCAAATCTTGATCCGTCTCTGATAATGGATTGCAGCCCAGGCAGACTATATGGCGATCTGTCGTTGAAACCATAATACGGCGAGTTATCGTAGGAGCGTCTGAAGCACCTGTTTGAGAAGCAAAGGTTGTTGCTCTTGCACCTAATCCTAATGTTTTATCCCAGTAATATGGAACATCATCCAATGCACAAAAGGCTAGATCCTCTCCCCAATTGTCCTGGGACCACAGGCGTAGTTTCTCCGTAGTGGTTATAGAAGAAGTTCCTCCCCACGCAATAAAGTCATTGGCCTCTAGAACGTTCGCTCCATCGCTGTGAGAAGCTGCTGTCGTTCCTCGAACTCCTCTAACGACCCCTGCATCTATGGTGTTAGAGCTTTTCCCCGTGTATTGAATGAGCTCATCGTCTATCTGGATTAATCCGACAAATGTGACGGCTGCTCCACTGCTATGGGCCGCTGCCGTAGTTCCATCAGTACCGCGTGTTATAGTGCCGAGAACATTACCAGCGTTAGTCGCGTAACGAATCTTCTCACTTCCTATGATAACGGTTCCCTTGCTGGGGAAGGCAGTGGAACTTGCTAGAGGAAGGGATGATGCATTAAGGGCAACATCTGCCGAAATGGTGCTGGCCGCCGTCTCGAAACTGGAAGCACTTGTTAGCGTAAAGGATGTGACGGAGTCGTTTATTCCTCCGCTGTCGTTAAGCGTCGTCTGGGAATATCCGGATGTAATACCGCCCCATAATCCACTACCAAAGCCAACGCCGCCAACCTCCACATCTAATCCTACATTGATCTGGTAAGACGCAATAACGGCACTTCCACCGCCGGCAGTAGATCCAGAAGAAGCACTTCCGCCTGTGTCTATGGTGTAGGAATTGGAGTCTACAAGGGTTATCTCATGCTCAGTGTTAAGCTGCGCTGCCGTTATGCCATCAGTTATTGTTGCGCCGCTGTATGTTACAAAATCACCGTTCACTGCTCCATGCGCT